TTTGCTGCTGCTGACACACCTGTACAACAACCGTGCCAACGCAACAGAGACAAAGCTGAAGGACATTCCTTTTGGCGTGACTACGTTGCTGCGTCCGTACAAGCCACTGGTGATGTGACATGGCAATTGCTCGTTTTGAAAATATCAAAATCAACAATCTGGCTTTTGCTAGTTCAGATTTTGGAGAGCAATCTACGACACAAACATTGTGGTTTGCCACTTACGCAAGAGTTGCTGATGTTGCCAACAGTGTCAAGATCGCTGATAAGTATCGGCTGTATCAAGACATGGTGACATTCACTGTGAACTACACACGCAACATGAAGACAATTGTTGCTAGTCAAAACTTGTATTCGATTACGTATCGAAATCAAGATTGGCGCATCGACAATGCTCGTGAGTCAAATGATAGGATGACTGTCATGTTCACTTGCTATCGAAACGATCCAGTAACGGCGGTCTAATGGCAACTCAACTAAACCCTGTTGTTTACGGCAAAGCTATCCAGTACCAACTGGCTAACATTGTCACGCCTGTGCCTGTGTACGCATCGTTTAACCGAAATTTTGCGACACAGCCCAAGTTCATCACTTGGATGCTCAGAAACGTGCATCAGCCTGTATATACGGGTCAGCAGCAAAGCAACAAAGGTATTGATCGACCTGTCTTTCAGATTTCGATCTTTACTCAGCAGATTGAAGACGGATTTACAATATCAAATCAGATTCTGCAATCTTTGCATGGCTACAGTGGCGTGTTGGGAAGTCCTGCCGAAGGGTTTTGGATTGCCAAAGCAGATGTGATGTGGCTGTATAACAGCTACAACAACGAAGAAAAGATGGCGCAAATCTTTTTGGATTGCACCATTGACATTCCAGCTTAAAACAAGACAATTGTTCAACTTTTGAAGGATACTCAAAATGGCTTTACCAAACAAAGTTCTCCCCGGTTTTAGTGCTGTACTGTACGCACAACCGACTTCTACGCCAACTCCTTTGACTACTGCACAGTTGTCCTTGGTTGCCTCGGTGTCTCCCATTGCTGTCTCTGGCAACATCATCCCTGTCGAGGCTATTCCTGCCTTTGGTCAGGATGACGCAGTTGCCAGTTTCGGTGTTGCAGGTTCGCGTCAGTCTGACAAGATTCCCGTGCAAGCCGCGCCAACCAGCATGACCATTACTGCTGCTTGGAATCCTGCCGATACCAACCTGTTGTTGATGAGGGCCGATGCCTATTCTGGCGTGATTGACCGCACTTTCGTGGTTTCCGCTACCGATGGCACAGGCATCGTCTATTACGCCTTCAACGGTCGCGTAGGCCAGTTCCAGATTGATTCTGCTCCCGGTGCAGAAGCAAAATGCACTTTCACCATTCACCCCCGTGGCAACCAGTACGGTTGGTCCAACAACGCATAAGGAGTCATCATGGCTATTCCTGCAAAAGTCCTACCCGGCTTTAGTGCATCGCTCTGGATGCAAGCGGCGGCGACTCCAACTCCATTGACCACTGCAAACCTGAGTGTTTGGGCTGGTCAGGTGACTACCATTGTTGGCACTGTAGCCAACGGCACTGGCGCTGCTGGCGTTGCTGTTCCTGTCGAAGCAATCCCTGCTTTCGGTCAAGACGATGCAGTGGCAAGTTTCGGTGTTGCTGGCTCTCGTCAAAGCGACAAGATTCCTGTGCAAGCGGCTCCTACAAGCATGACAATCACGGCTGCTTGGAATCCTGCTGACACAGCTTTGCTTCAGATTCGTTCTGATGCCTATTCTGGTGTTGTGGACCGCACTTTTGTGGTCGCAGCAGTGGAAGGCACAAACACTGTCGCTTATGCGTTCAATGGTCGCGTTGGTCAATTCCAAATTGATTCCGCACCCGGCGCTGAAGCCAAGTGCATGTTCACAATCCATCCGCGAGGCAACCAGTACGGCTGGTCGAACAACTGATGAAAGTATCAGAAGCCATCGAAGCAATCGTGACGAGCTACGGCGACATTGAAGTTGTTGCCCGTAATTTGGAGGTGAACGCTGCTGAACTTGCAAAAGCCACAGCCAAACCTGACACAGCAGAAGCCATTGCTTTGGCCCTGCTGAAAAAATACAACATCACCGCACCAGTGGTGGTTATCCCAGAAGTTGCACCAGAGGCTCCGCCAGACACTACAGAGTAAAAACACATGATAGTAAAAGACAGCAATGACCTACTAAACTTCCTTGTAGCCCAATCCGATTCCACAAAGAATTGGTTTGGGTTTACACAGCAACGCATCACTGCGATTGCATTGGCGCATGACATTGCGCGAAATCACGCAGACAAAATTGGGCCTGAACAAGCAGTGGATTACGCCATTGCCTTGAACCAAGCCGTTTACGACAAGATCATCAAAACGACACGATAAGGAAAAACCATGTCACGCATTCAATCCGCTTTTGGCGACAGCTATCAAAAAGCACACCTCCGCACCAAGACGTTTGAGCTTGGCGGTCATGTCTTCAAAGTTCGCATCCCTTTGACCAAAGAGATGGAGCAAATTGAAGAAGCCATTGAAACAATCAACCCTGAAGAACTTCAATCTCGCTACGAGAAGATGTCTGCCAGTTTCCGCACGGGGACTGTCATTGATGGTGTCGAGATTACCGAAGATGATGTGGTTATCGAAGGTCGATCCACGAAAGATTTGGTCAAGAAAATCATCATGATGGAAAATCGGATGGTTCAATTTGTCAGGCTGCTTGTGCCTGAAGTTGGCACTCTTGATGACATCACTTACGAAGACATTGATGCTGAGTGGCCTATGCCAGTTCAGCTTGAGATGATTGCAAAGATTACTGAGTCGATTCAACCCGGCTACAAGGATTCTCGAAAAAACTGATTCAGGACGCTCACTCACAGGCTAGAGCGTACATCTACGCTCACGGTGGGTGTCCTGACGATGTTCCAGTTGATGACTTGAGAAATATTGAGATTATGTTGAGCGATGGCATGATCGGAAACAAGGCGCTGCTGCTTGCGCTAAGTTCCTTGACCACCGGCAACCTAAACTCGAAAATGCAGAAAACGGCAAGGCCATTCCAAATGCGGGATGTCTTGCCTTCAACGCATGACTACATTGTCCCGCCTTTGACCGAAAAGCAGCAGCAAGAACAAGTTAATCAGCAACTGCTGAACTTCATTGCAAGCAGACCCGGTTCGGAGGAATTCTTGAAAGTGTGAAATGGCCTACACCCCACAAAGCAAATCTTTTAGGCTGGAAGGATTTGCTGAATTTGAGCAGCAGTTGAGAGACATGGCTGAAGGGTTCAGGGGTGATTTGGTTGCACGAAATACACTGGTTCCTTCAGCAAAAGCTGCAATGGAATCTGTGCTTAATTCTGCCAAAACAAAAGCGCCTGTTGGTGACAAGCCAAGGGATGGCAAAAACCCCATTCACATGAAAGACACCATTCGTTTGGATGCTCGTATTCCAAGCGAAAAGGACAAGCGTAGCGATTACGTTAACGAGACTGACTCAGCTATTGCTGTGGTGTCTGTAAAAAAGAGTGCCGTATCACTTGCAAATGAGTTTGGCACATCAAGGATGGGGGCCAACCCTTTCTTGCGTCCTGCGCTGCAAGAAAACTCTCAGACAGTGCTTACTGAACTAAAATCGCAGTTGGCGGTCAGAATCCCTGAATACGCCAAGAAACTGGCGCGAAGGAGAAAATAATGGCTTCACAAAACATTGCCCGACTTGGCGTTGTCCTTGGTCTGGATACGGCTGAGTTCACGGCATCTATTGACAAAGCCATTTCAGAAAACGCCAAACTGAAAAATGCCATTCGCAGGGATACGAATGCTGCTGCTGGCGAATTGAAAACTCTTGTTCATGCAACAGAGGACTACGGCAAAGCTCTTACCAAAGTGGAGTTGATTCAGCGTGAGGTCACTTCTGGCCGATACATGAATGCCACAAAGGATATGAAAGATCGGTTGTTGCAGCAAGCCGCTGCTTACGACAAGATTGCTGCATCTGCAAAGAACGCCACCAATGCTCAGTTCAAGATGAACGAGCAGCAAAAGATTCAGTTGACCTACCAGACAACTGACTTTGTGACGCAGATCGCTTCAGGCCAAAGCCCATTTATTGCTGCTCTCCAGCAGGGTGGTCAACTGAAGGATGTGATGGGTGGCTTGGGCAATATGTTCAAAGCCATCGGCTCAATGTTTACGCCATTTAGAGTTGGTCTTCTTCTTGTTGGTACTGCTGCTGGAACTGTTGGTTATGCTTTTTACAAAGCCATTGACGATTTGGACAAATTTAAAGATGCAATGACTTTGACAGGTGGCTTTGCTGGAGTCACTTACGACAAGTTGCTGAATCTTGGCGATGCCCTGTCTGGAAAGACAAACGCATCAATTGGCAGTGCAAGAGATTTGATGCAGCAATTGGCGGCATCAGGAAAGTTCACTGCAACATCAATAGAAGCTGTTGGCGAGGTCGTGCTGCGCTTTGCCAAGATTTCTGGCGTAGATGCCGTAAAAGCCGCTGAGACACTTATTCCTTTGCTGGATGGCACAGCAAGTTCTGCAAAGCAATTGAACGATAAATATCATTTCTTGACGCTTGAGCAGTACAAGAACATTGAGGCGCTTGAGAAGCAAGGTAAGTTGCAAGAGGCTGCTAAGTTACAAGCCACATTGCTTAACGAAAGTTTGCAATCAACACAACGTGAACTTGGCAACTTAGAAAAGGCTTGGCAAGGCGTAGCCAATTTTGCATCTGCCGCATGGGATGCAATGATGGGTTGGGGTCGAGAAAGCGGCCTTGATAGAGCAAAAGAACTTGAAAAGAAAATCAATGAAGTCACTCAAGAAATTGAGCGTAGACAAACACAAGGCTTGAAAACTGGTTCGCAACAAGCTGCTCTTTCTGCATTTAGAACAGAGCTAAATGCCATTGTCAGTAAAGAAATGGCCGCTCTTGATGCTGCTGAAGCAAAAGCTAAAAAGGCAGAAGAAGAACAAGCAAGAATCAAAGCCTACTCGGGTGCTGGTGGCATTGGCAAACAAATAGAGATTCAATCTGCAATTGCAAAAGCTGTTGCAAACAACGAGTATCTTATTGCCATAGAAGGCGCAAACGAGATACAAAGAATTGAACTTGAAGCAGCAAAAGAGCTTGAAGAAAAACGTCTGGAATTTAGCAAAAGGTCTTCTGAAGAAAAACGAGCTTTTGGCGGATTGCTTGCAAGACAGTTAGATGCTGAGATTTACACCATAGAGTTAAAGCGTGACGAAAAAATCAGGAGCATTCGCGAGAAAAATCGGCTTTCAGAGTACGAAGAATCCGTTCGGACGCAAAAGGAAATTACGGATGCAGAAATTGCTGAATCAAATCGACTTCAAGCAATCCGCATTAGCAATCAATCAAAGACAAGGGACATGGAGTACCAGCGCGAGTCCTTGGAATTGAAGTATCAGTTGATTTACGCCACTGAAAAAGAGCAGCGTCTTGCTCAGATTTCTTTGGAGTACGCCAGAAAGCGCAAAGAAGTCGAGGAAGGTCCAGACAAGCAATTTAACCTTGACCAGATTGATCGCCAAGAGCAAATGGCAAAGATGTTCATAGTGATGGAAGAAGGCGCAAAACGCACACAGCAAGTGTTTGACAGCGTGTTTGGCAACTTGTCTTCTGCCATCGACAACTTTGTCAAGACAGGCAAGCTAAACATGAAAGACTTGGCTCGTAGCATCATTCAGGATTTGATTGCAATCCAGATGAAGGCTGCTGCTTTGCGATTCCTTGGCGGTATGTTTAGTTCGTTTGCTTCCTCGACATCAAGCTATAACGCCAGTGGCGGCATGTCTGAGCATGTTTTCAACCCAAACAGGGCTGATGGTGGCCCGGTTGACGGCGGCAAGATTGGCCTTGTTGGTGAGCGTGGACCAGAACTGTTTGTTCCTCGCTCTGCTGGCACAATCATCCCCAATCACGCACTAGGCAATATTGGAAGCACCACCAACGTGACAAACAACTACATCAATGCCATTGATACCAAATCGTTTGAAGATCGGCTCCTAGGCAGTTCTAACGCGATTTGGGCGGCTAATCAGTATGCCAACAAGTCTTTGGCTGTCGGAAGGGGTAGAGCATGAGTTTTCAGACAATCTTTCAAAACCAAGAATCCATGACGGTGCAAAACCGTAGGATGGTTGGACAGCAGGTCACTCGGGCTGGCTACATGACAGTTGCTCAGTATTTGACAGCAGTGCCTTGGATGTTCACGGTCACGCCAAACAACTACTTGTACTACCCGACAGCTAGGGCAATCATTCAGACAATTGACAACAAAGACCGTCAGTTGCCAGAAGTCATTACCTTCAATACGCCCCAATTGTCTTGGTTCACAAAAACTCTTGGCACAGCAACTGTTGCCACATTGAATGGTACGCCTACGCCAAACACGCAGACGCTTGCCCTGACCTCCAACGGCACGTTTAAGGCGGGTGATTTCATCATGGTTGGCGGCTACACCTACAAAATCACAGCAGACTCTGCTGGATCATCCGTGAGCATTCACAGGCCGTTGATCGGTTCCCCTGTGTCTGGCGCAACTGTATCCATTGGAAATGCTTGCACGTTTAATGTTGTGGCAGAACGATGCCCGACATATACTTTGACACCCATGACAAACGGTGCTTTTGTCAATTGGGATGAGCCATTCGTTTTTCGGGAATACATCACATGACAACAATCAATGCGGTTACCTCGCCAAGCATTCAGCATTCTGAGTTTGTGCGGCTGACAGTTGGTAAAACTGGCAGTCAAACCATCTACACGTTTTGCAATGCCGCATCTCCAATCACGGTCGGTGGAATCACATTTAGCAACCTTGGCTCGTTGTTGATGGTTGGTGATGTCCAGCGTGATATGAAGGCAACCTCTGATGACATGACCATTTCGCTAACTGGCATCGACTCAGCAAACATTGCATTGATCTTGTCTTCTGACATCAAAGGTTCTTTGGTGGAAGTTTGGCGTGGGTTCTTTGACTCGAACAACCAGATCATCACAACGCCAACAACACAGTTTTTCAAGCGGTATCAAGGCATCATCAACAATGTCTCTATCACTGAAGACTTCAACACCAACTTGCGCCAACGGATTGCAACTTGCTCCATCTCCTGCTCATCTATGAGGCGCATTTTGGAGAACAGGATTTCTGGCGTAAAGACAAACCAAAACAGTTGGCAATTTCTCTACGGCACATCGGACACATCCATGAACCGTGTCGCTGAAATCTCTGCCAGTTACTTTGACTTTGGCTCTTTGCCTAAAACAAATACTCAGTCAACCGACAACACTGTGACAGATTCAAGCAACGTAGATACGAGTTTCGGCGGTGAATAAAAAATGATAAGACAAGCAACAAGATATGACATTCCAAGACTGCTGGAAATTGTTGAGGCATACGCTTACGAAAACCCAATTTGCATTCTTGGTCAGCCAGACAAGCACAATCCCAAGCACGTTGAGCAATTGCTGTTTGGCATCATCATGGGTCGAGGGTTCATCTTCATTGATAACCACATGAATGGCGCAATCATTGGGATTAAGCAAAACAATATTTGGTGTCCCAACGTCAAAGAACTGCATGAGTTGTTGTGGTGGGTTGAGCCAGAACACAGAAATGGTTCGATTGGTGGAAGGCTTTGGAAAGCCTATGACCAGACAGCGACTGAAATGTTAAAGCGCGGTGATGTTGATTGTGTGTACACATCTATCTCCGCATCTGGTCCGTTGATTGATTACACTAAGCGTGGCTACAAAGCGGTTGGTGCAAGTTTTGTGAAGGAATAAATATGGTCGGGACTCTAGTTGTTGCAGCAGCAGCAGGAACTACAACAGCAGCGGTTGCTGCTTCATTTACATTGACTGCTGCGGCTTTTGCCGTGAACTTTGCTGTTTCATTGGTTGTCAGCCGTATTTTTGGTGATTCTTCTTCTGGCCCACAAGACAACGGAGTGCGCCAGCAAGTCCCGCCATCCTCATCTAACGCCATCCCGATTGTCTATGGTGATGCTTACTTGGGTGGCACGTTTGTAGATGCTGTTTTGACAACCGATCAAAAGACCATGTATTACGTCATGGCAATCAGTTGCATCAGCCCTAACGGACAGTTCTCATACGATCAAAGCAAGTTTTACTACGGTGATCGTTTGGTGACTTTTGACGGTAGCGGGGCTGGCAATCGCGTTGTCTCTCTGACTGACCAAGCAGGTAACGTAGACACAAAGATTGATGGCAACCTTTGGATTTACCTGTATACGTCCAATGCTGCTGGAACAATCACGCCAATCAACACATCTGGTACTTTGCCATCAGGCATCATGAGTACAGCCCGTGGCTTGCCATCTGGTCAAGAGTGGACAGGCACACGGCAGATGAACGGTTTGGCTTTTGCCATTGTGCAACTGAACTACAACCGTGATGCTGATACAACTTCTTTGTCTCCAATCACTTTTGCAACCCGTCATTATTTGAATGGCACAGGCGTTGCAAAGCCCGGTGATGTTTGGAAAGATTACATTGCAAGTGCTGCGTATGGTGGCGCAATTGATCCTGCATACATCGACACAGCCAGTGCGACTGCATTGAACACGTACTCTGATGAAGTAATCACCTACACAGACTACACAGGCACTCCATCAACACAAGCCCGATACCGCATCAATGGTGTTTTGGACGCAGGGCAATCTGTGTTGGACAACATCGACAAGATCATGGCAGCGTGTGATAGCTGGATGACCTACAACGCTGCGTCTGGCAAGTGGTCTATCGTCATCAACAAGGCAGAAGCAAACGTTTACTCGTTTAACGATACCAATATCATTGGCGAAATTCGCGTAAGTGCAACTGACATCACATCGTCCATCAATCAGATCGAAACTAAGTTTCCTTTCAAGGACAACAAGGACCAACCTGCATTTGTCAACTTGCAAACGCCATCTGGCTTGCTGTATCCAAATGAGCCAGTAAACAAGTTGTCCATGACTCTGGACTTGGTGAACAACTCCGTGCAAGCGCAATACTTGTCAAACCGGCTGCTTGAGCAAGCTCGGGAAGACCTGATTGTTTCGTTCAACACCACTTATTACGGCATTCAAGTTGATGCTGGTGATGTGGTGAGCGTGACCAATGCTGACTACGGCTGGAGCAATAAACTTTTCCGTGTGACCAAAGTCAATGAAGCAACATTGGCTGATGGCTCGTTGGGCGCACGATTGGACATGTCTGAGTACAACGCACAGGTGTACGACAACGTGTCGATTGTTCAGTTCACACCAGCGCCAAACAGCAACATTGCAAACCCAAGCTATTTCAGCACATTGGCTGCACCGACAGTTTTGGCAAGCCGCCCAAGTGCTCAGATTCCATCGTTTGATGTCCGTGTCACCATTCCTGCCACTGGTCGCGTAACGAGCATCAACCTGTACTACACAACATCGGCAACGCCAACCAACGCTGATTGGAAGCTGCTTGCATTTGCAACGCAATCAAACTCGCAGCCTTACACCAATGGCGCAACATTTGATTTCCTGAATCAGGTTTTGCCAACCGGGACATATTATTTTGGCGTAGTGGTTGCCAACAACATTGGTCAATCTATCATCAGTGCGCTCAGTTCATCGTTTGCATGGGCGCCAATCACCACTGGTAGCAGAAACGCATATCCAGCGTTGTACCAATGGGCTGCAACTCAACCTGCCAACCCAACAGGCACATCGGTCTTCACTTGGAATACAGGTGTTCAGGTTTACGACAACGCAGACGCTTGGCGTGTAACTGCTCCAACAAACCCCGGCACGGCTGGCCTTCAGCTTTGGGAAGCCTTCAAGTGGCTTAACGACACCACAGGAGCCGCTACAACGACCTTTAGCTGGACTGTTGGTGGTACAGCAGTGCAAAGCATCAGCCAGAACGGTACAGCGGGTTCTACTGGCCCTCGCTCGTCAAGCGGCTTCTTGTATTACGCCTTTGCATCAGGTTCTGCCCCAAGTGCGCCAACAGCATCCGGCTTTGACTTTACAACGGGTGCGTTCTCAAGTTTGACAGCCAACTGGTCTACATCGTTTTCGATGCCAAGCACCAACATTGTTGACACAAACAACAACAAGTTCTGGGCGGCTAGATACGCTGTGTCCGAGGCAACTTTTGGCGGCGCTCAGACGGTCACAATTTCATCGGTCTTTAACTGGACCAACTTTGATGGTCTTGTGACGTTTACCAACATGTCATCGCCATCAGGCACAAACCCATCTGGCGGCGTGACGTTCATTGACGGTGGTCACATCATTGCCGAAACCTTGACTGTTGACAAAATTGAATCAGGAACAAGCACAACGCAAACTGGAAACACGTTTGGCTTTGGTCTTGGCACTTCTGTATATGGAATCTCAACGGCTGGCTTCTTTAAAAGCTCAAATTCAGGAACTGCTGGATTGGCAGGTATCAGCACCAACAGTGTTGGTATTGCCGCTAACACTGCTTCAACAAGTTCTTATGGTGCGTTGATTTCCAACACCTATGGCTTTGACAGCATCAGCTCCATTTATGTTGTTACAGGCGTAACGTGTTCTGGGCCAAATTTTGGTTTGTTCACACAGCGTAAAAGTCAACAAGGTGCAACTACATCTGAAGGTGCGCCAAGTACCTACACCGCAGCTTATTCATATTTGGCTTATTTGTCAGGCAGCGACCATTACGGCGGTCGTTTGTTCACAACCAATACCAGCGGTGTTGATGTGCGCGGCATTGTGGCTGGCGGTCCGACATACGGTTTGACTGTTGTTGGCGGCACTGCTCCATTTACTGGCTGTCACGATGGCTTGATGCTCAAAGACACTACTGCTGTTCCCGGTGACATCATTGTGGACACTGGCGTTATCGTTGCAACGTCTGGCGTAACCGATACGATCACTGAAGTCACACTAAGCACAACTGCCAACCAAAAGGGTGCTATCGGGGTGTTTGCCACTATCAGCACCGTCACACCTTACATCTTGCAGGAGGCCGTTGTAGTGCCCAAATGGGAGCATGACGAGTGGGTTGACACTATCGAATACGAACTGAACCCAATCTACCAGCCAATTGTTGACACTCACGACTACATCGCCATTAACTCTGTGGGTGAAGGACAGATCAATGTGTGTGGTGAAGGTGGCAACTTCCAAGTTGGCGATTTGATTGTTTGCTCATCAACAGCCGGCAAAGGGATGAAGCAATCTGACGATATTGTGCGGAATACAACTGTTGCAAAGATTCGTGAAAACGTCACTTTTGCCTCACCAACAGACGTACAACTTGTTTCTTGCATCTATCTTTGTGGTTAAAATTCTGGCAAAATAGTTTAAAGACATGACAAGAATCGTCCCCTGCGAGTACGTGGGGCGCGTTACTACCTGAGTACAGGGAATTATCATGGCTGTGTTTTCTCA